TTCTGTTTTGATGTTGTATCCACTCCAAGTACCTTCTGATTTTCCAATTTGCATGTTAATTGGGTACATATCACTTTCAGCATATCCAGCATTTGCTAAAATAACCTCAAATGGTTTACCACATGCTCTATAAACTAACTTTTTACCATAGTTAAAGTCTTCTGAATTGTCTTTTGTAAAGGTAATACCTTCACGAGCATATAATAGAGCTGAACCTCCACCTGGGACAATACCATCTTCTAGGGCACATTGTGTAGCGTGTAAAGCATCGTCAACGCGATCTTTTTTCTCTTTCATTTCAGTTTCTGTACTTCCACCTACATGAACTAAAGCTACTCCACCTACAAATTTGGATAAACGTTCTTGCAATTTTTCCATTTCAAATGGTGTTTTTGCTGTTTCAATTTGAGATGTAAGTGACTCTACTCGTTCTGTAATTTCAGCTTCAGTACCGTCTCCATCAATAATTGTGGTTTTTTCTTTGTTTATTGTAGCTGTTTTAGCTTTACCTAACCATTCCCAATTGAATTTGTCAAGTTTCATTCCTTTTTCCTTGTCAAACACTTTACCGCCTGTTAAGATAGCAATGTCTTCAAGGATCAATTTTCTACGCTCACCAAAATCAGGTGCTTTAACAGCACATACTTTAAGTGTACCTCGCATTTTGTTTACAAGCAATGTTGCTAAAGCTTCTCCATCAATATCTTCTGCGATGATCAACAATGCTTTTCCTTTTTGCGATACACCATCCAAAATTGGAAGCAATTCTTTTACTTGTGTAAAACGGTGATCTGCAATCAAAATGTAAACGTCTTTTAAAGTTGTTGACATTGTGTTGTTGTCTGTAACAAAGTATGGAGATTTGTAACCACGATCAAATTGAATACCTTCTACAACTTCAAGGTATGTTTCGTCTGTTCTTGATTCTTCAATATAAACTACACCTTCACGTCCTACTTTTTCCATAGCGCGTGAAATCAATTTTCCAATTTCTGGATCATTGTTTGCTGAAATGGTAGCAATTTGCTCTAACTGTTCTTCAGATGAAATTTTTTCTGAATTATCTTTAAGTGTTTTAAGCACTTGTTTTACTCCAGCATCAATTCCACGTTTGATTTCAACTGCATTTGCTCCTTCGTTAAGTTTAAAAATACCACCTTTAACCAATTCACGTGCTAATAAAGTTGAGGTAGTTGTACCGTCACCAGCATGGTCTGCTGTTTTAATAGCTGCTTGTTTTACCATTTGTGCTCCCAAATCTTCAATTGGGTCTTCTAAAGATGCAATTTGTTTTGCAACGCTTACACCATCTTTGGTTGAAACAACCATACCGTTTTCAGTGTACACAACGTTTCTACCATTAGGTCCTAGTGTTGCTACAACTGCATCTGCTAAAGTATCAATACCTTTTACCAGTTTCTTACGTGCTTCTGGTCCGAATTCAATTATCTTACTCATTTTTTTAATTTTTATATTTCCATTTAAATTTATATGCTGTGGTTAATTCTCCTCGAAGGCATCTGTATAAGCTCATATTGTTAATATTTTTGTTTAGGTGATTTAATATTTCTTTTACAGAGTCCCATTCTTTAATAAAATTACCTTCTAGATCATATTGTATTACTTTTTTAAAAACTGTTGTATTATATTTTTTTCCTAAATTAATTTTTTTACCTTTTTTAGCTTGGCTTATTTTTAATTTTCTTTCTTCTGTGCATGGTTTTTTCTTTAAACCTTTATTAGATAACCCTATTTTTATATTAGTAGATTTGTTGCGAAACTTTGTTGTAGGTTGGTTTTTTCCTATTTTAAATTTTATTTCATCTGTTTGAAAATCTCTTCCACCACCACCCTTGTTTCTATTTTTTAATCCAAAACCCCATTGTCTAAATTGTTCTATCCAAAACTTTTCAACAAATTTCCAGTCTTGAGTTTCTTCTAAAACTTCTAGTAAAATGTTGTTTCCATATGTTATTTTGTGGTTAGCCAATCTTTTATCTAAATTAAGGGTTTTTCCAATATAAAAAACTAAATTATTTTTGCTTAAAGTATAAATATAATATGTTTTCATAGCACATTTTATTATAAATATGCTAAAATTTGACTTTCTTTAATCTTCTTGGTTGATTTTTGCAAGTATCTGTCGCTCATTCCCTATATAATACTCGTCTCCTTCAAATTGCAATTTTGAAAATCCCATTGTAGGTAGGACAACTACATCTCCTATTTTAACATTTGTTGGAACAAATCCAATTCCTGCTACTTCTACTCCAGGACCAACTGCAACTACGGTTCCTTGTTCGTTTCTGTCTTTACCCGCGTCTGGGATAAAAATACCACCATACATGGTTTCATCGTTTTCAAGCGGTTTTACAATTACCGCATCAAATAATGCTTCTAATTTTTTCATATTTCTAATTTGTTTAACATTGATTCCATTCCTTCTTTTACTTTACTCCAAGTGGTGATATACCCTTGAATGGTTTCGTATTCACCTTCATTTTGATAAAACTTTTCTTTTGCAACACGATTTAAGGCATTTTTAAAGCTACTGTAGTAGCCTACAACTTTTTCAATTTCTTTACCGGATGCTTTTTTACCACCAAATCCTCTTGTGGCAACAGATCTTTCTATAACTGTAAAGTTTGTAGCATCTTTTACAATGTAGAAAGGTTCCATTGCTGGATCTTTAATTGTACATAAGTTTGATTGTGTGTCATTTTCGTCCCTAGCAGGACGACCTCGTCGTTTGGTTTCTTCCATAACTAAATTTAAATTTATAACTATAATATACTAAAACCTATTTAAAAAGCCAAATTTTAATTAGCTTTATATAATTTACTTTGATATCCTCTTTCTTCTAAATAATCATTTGCTAATCTAAGATATTCATTGTCTTCAGTATCACCTATTTTTTCTACTTCAATAGAAAATTTACCATCAGATATTTCATGTCCTGTTGTATTTAAAAGCTTTAATTTATCTTTAGATGAACGTTTTGAATTCATCATATCTCTATTTAAAATGGATATAGCATCTAAAAGTTCATCAACATCAGATCCTATCATTTCAAATTTATTTTTATTTAAAATAGCTTTATATTGGCCCTCGGTAATGATACCAGCCAACATTTGCATACGTAATTGCTCTTGAGTCATTTTATACTTTATTATACATATGTTAAAAGGCAGACTCTTCTCGTCTCACCATATAGTATTCGCATGTTGTATCTTCTGATTTGAATTCAAGTTTCATTAGGCCCTGGTAGCTCAAATAGATGTTTCCACTTTCTAGATCTTTATTTTCCTTTAAAATGTTTCTAAACATGTCTGAATTGAAAGGTATTTCAACTTTTTCCTGTTTGATTGTACCATACATTTGGTAGGTAATTTTGTTGTTGTGGCCTTGCTCGTCTCCAAATGTAAATAAACACATATCGTCTCCATTCATGTCAATATCAATAGCAAGTGTCATCGAGCCAATACCTGTTAAAGCGTTTTTTGCTTTAACTAAATTGTCAACAAATTCTTTTTCTAAAGGCAAAACTGCATCCCATTCTGGTTCAGTTACAGAACCTACTTTTCCAATCAAAAGTGGATCGGCAAGTGCATAGGTCAAGTTAAAAGCATTGTCTGCAAAATGCATTTTGGTGTAAACGTTTTTACCCTTTTCTAAACTAAACATTAAGTCACCTTGAGTGATGCCTAGTAAGTTTAGCAATTTTTTAGTGTCAAAGATAGCCAATTCACTGTCTTCAACATCAAAATTTGTGTGGGTGATTTTACCTATGACTTCTTTGTTTACAGACATAAAGTCAATAGACAATGTTTTGTCTTGTATTTTCCACTTGACGGATTCGTTTTCGCCCAAGTAGTATTTGTTTATAACACTTTGTAAAACTAATTTATTAACCATATGTTAAAGATAAGAAAAAGCCTGCTGGTAGGCAAGCTTTTCTTTAAAGATATTTTAATTTTATTTTAGTAAGCTGAAGATTCTTTTTTAGCCATTTTTATAAATTCTGCATCTTTTCTTAAATCAGCAACTGTAAGTTTTACTAATTCTTTCATTTCTGCTTTATCAACTTCTTTAGGGTCTAATCCTGCTTCTTTCATTTTTTTAATAACTATTTGTTGAGCTTCATTTTCAACATAGCTTCTTAAATTAGCATTTGATTCCCATTTAAAGTACCCAACTAAAGCTCCAACAATACCTCCAACAATTGCAACAGCTCCAGCTATTACTTCTGGTCCTTCTGCTACTCCTGTAAGGTAATCTTCATTAACTTGGGCTTCATCTACTAAATCCATAGATTTTTTAACTTCATCAGGTTTTACTTTAAAGTCTGCAGATAATTCAGATGCAATTTGATCAAAATTTACTTTTTCACCTTCTGCTTCTTCCATTTTTTCTTTATATTGACCTTCTGTAATAACTCCAGCCAACAATTGCATACGTAATAATTCTTTTGCCATTGTTTATTTAATTTTTTATAGTTATACATATTATGAAAATAGGAAAAAATGATAGGGATATTAGATTTTCTATGAAAAGCTAAAAAATTTTGCTTTAAATGGGTTCAAATTTAAAGACCACCCAATATCATTGTATACTCCTTCTAATTTGTTTCGAATTACACTATCAAACAGTCCATCACGGTCAATATATTTGTTGATCAATTCTGTAATTTCAGGTGGATCATTATAGCCATTGTAACCAATTACCTCAATTTGGTATGGGTTTGGTTTTAAATAAGCTATATACATTTTATCCCCAATTGTAAATTCAGGATATTTTACATTGAGTTTCTTGTAACGTAAAAAGTCATTGTAGATTATAGCTGCTTTAGTGTTGATTGGACATTTTAATTTTAATTTAGAGAACAATTCACCAGCCATAGGTCTACGTTCAATATATTCACCCATTTTTTTCAATCCAGTTGGTTTAAGCAACTTAATCCACTCTACTGTTTGCATTGAATTTTTAAAGTCCATTACATCCTTATCTATTTCTTCTTTTGATTTACTGAATAGGATGTTTTTAATTAGCTCTTCTCCAAAGTTTCTAAAGTAGGGAGGGAAATTAGATTTCATAATGTCCAATCCCTTCATCTCTAGTTCCTCAATTGGTACACCTTCTTTGTTTACAATGTACATTGCATAACGGCGCTTACCGGACCAATATGCTTTTTCAGCGATTACCTCTTGCTTTAACACGAAGTGGTGTTTGCCGTGCATATTGAACAGGTCTTGCGTGATATTGTTTAGATTATTGTTGGCTACTGTTTGAAGTTCCTCTGTCAAAACTAGCAATCGTTTAATTTTTTCTTCACGATCATTGTAGTCTAAATCAGGGTTACGTTTTTTAAGCAAATCTGTTAACTCCATGTAAAGTGAATCGGTATCTGAAGCGATCACAAATGGTTTTAAATCAATTTCAAGTTGATCAGATATGTATTGGTTTACAAAAGATATACTTTCACGCGTTAAGCGTTGACCGCTGTTTGTAATACCTGCAGAACATATTTTGAATCCATCAGTAAAGCGCCATGAATTAATTGCATACGTACCATATAAAGCATTTTGTAAGATTTTAAATGCTAATTGATATAGGTCATATAGTTTATAATTTGCCCAATCTTCCGCTTTACCTGCTGTTTTCTTAAGTGCTCGATAATGCTCTCGCTGATCGAACCAATCCTCTAGTACTTCACAAGCAATACTTTTCTTATCTGTTGTAAAAAACGCTCCACTAGCTGAAATAGTCCATTGATTGTCTTCAATCAAACGAATTAAAGCACCAACAGATATAGTAGCATCTTTAAGTTGATAGGAGTATCGGTTTAGTTTCTGTACCTGTATTTTTTCTTCAGGATCACGTTTTTTAAGTTGCTCAAGTGAATTGTACTGTTCGTAATTGTCTTTTGTAACAATTCTACCTACTAGCGTTTCAACACCTAAATTAAGGGATTTTATAATCGAAGGATATAGTGAGGTAAAGTCTAAGTCAGATACATCTGAATACAGTCCTGGAATAGGGTCAAGTAAATATCCACCTGCGTAGCTGTCTTTTTTCTTAACTGTTTTAGGGTTGCGGGAAATATATTTTCCAGCCATTGTTTTGATTATAATCTGTTTGTCTTCAAAACTATACACCGTACCTTCAATTGTAGGAGTACCTCTTTGATGTACTACGTGATCGCCTAACTCTAAATCTCTAATCGATGGATTTGTAGTTGTTGGTTTGTTTGGTGCGATAATACCTTTACGTTTTAGGTATGTTAAAATAGCACCTTCATTCAACGCTGTATTATAGTAGATCGATTCATATGGTGTATGACATAGGTGAGAAATCAAAACTGTCAATTCAATAAACTTTAACTTTTCCTCTAATGCTTCTATAATTTCAACGTCTCGAATGTTATAGTCTATAAATTTGTTTGGGTCCTCTTTAAACAATGTGTCAAGATTACCATTGTATTCTATCTTACCTAGTTTAGCATACTTTATTCCAATGTCACCTAACTTGTAAGATGGTTCTTCTTTCATAATGTACTTGCGAAGCAAGTGTATAAAGTCAAGACAGTTAACTAAACCAATTTTAATTGGGGAGTTTGGTTGGGATGGTACCTCTTCAATTTTACCTACAGGAGATAAACGGTTTACTTCATCTCCTAAACGTTTTTTAATTCTGTAGTATAAGTACGGAATATCAAAGAAATCACTGTTGTAACCTACTACAATTGTAGGATCCATTTGTTCCCATTTCAATAAAAACTTACGTAATAAGGTATTTTCATCAGGGCAAGGTACAATTACTTTACCACCTGAATTTAACTTTTCTATTTTATTGTCTTTGTCTAAAATAAAACATATTTTTTCCTTAGTGGAAGTGTCAATCAAGGCAATTGCTGTAACTTCAGCATTTGCTTCTTTAATTGTTTGTGGAGTAAGGGCACCTAAAATTTCAATCTCAATATCTAGATAAACTGTATTGTGGTAGGAGGGCATTTCGTCTGTTTCGAAATACAAATCTCTTAACAGTACAAGTTCACGATCAATATCTTTTTCTAAAATAGTAGGATCTTTTTTATCATACTTGCCTTGAAGGGGGGAACATCTATCACCAAATAGTGTTTCAAATTCCCCATCTTCATCGAGCTTATATAGAGTGGGCCAATACTGGAATTTGTGTATTCCTTTTTTATCGTCCCTGAGATAGTAGTGCCACTGGTCTTCTCCGGGTAATCTATTGTAGAAAACCGCTTGATACATAACTTTTATTTGAATTTTACTTAAAGAACTGTGTTAGGTCGGGTCTAAAGTAGTTGATGTTTTTGAGGACTTTTTTATCGCGTGTTCTATAGACGATATAAGAGTCTCCAATCTTCGAGTAGTGACATGGTTCCTTTTG